ATGGCAAGATTAATAATACCAGTTGAATTTAAGAAAAGTGATTTGGAAGAATTAAAACTATATGAACGTTTAAAATCATATTCAGCACCGGGGAGCATGATAAAGGATATTTTAAAGAAAAGAATATCATTAGACATTTTATATACTGACAAAGAAGAAAATAAATAAAATAAAAAGAGCACACTCCTAATTAAATAGAAAATGTGCTAAATATAATTATGTTAAATTAATATATTAATATTTATATTACTTAATACAAATAAATATTACGGAGGATTATTAATGTTTGATATTATTTATAATGCTTGTAAAACTGCTGGTTGGGCTTTTGGCTTTGGAGCTTTTGAAGGATTTATTATATATCTTGGAGTTATAACTTTTGGCTATTTAATGGTTACAGGTAAAAATAATGGACAGTCAATCAAGATGGCAAAGGAGAAATAAATATGCTAGCAATAACTTTGACTGGAGCTATAGCAAGTTGGCTAATAGCTCAAAAGATTATAAGTAAAAGAACTGACTTTGAAGCAGATGTTAAAAAGAGATTTTTAAAGACTATAGAAGAAATGCCACAACAACCATTGACTAATAGCAATATGACTTTTGGATTAGAAGATATAGAAAGAAATGAACTTGGATTTGAAGCAAGACTTATAATTCCAGTTGGTTTATCTGAAGATAACTTTATTAAAATCATTCCATTTTTAGAGAATGCTTTTTCATCAGATATAGAGTATAAAGCTTATAAAGTTAAATTCTTAAAAAGGAGTTGATTTTATGTTACTTGAAGCTATGTTATCTGCTGCCTTTGGTGGGGCATTATATGGGTATATGCAAAGTAAAGAGAAAAAGAATGAGAAAATAAAGTTAGAAAAAGATAAAATAGAGCAATTGGAAAATATAAAGACATGGAAAAAGTGTTTAGAGTTTGCAGATGTAAAAGGTATTAGAAATAAAATAAACGATACTTTTACTCTGGAAGACTATAAGAAAACTGAATATGGATTTTTAGCTAAAACAAAAGCACCACTTGGATGTGATTGGATGGCTTTGAGAAGTATTGAATCTGCTTTAGAAACAAATTTTAAAGGAACGGTGGAAATTACAAAAGAAAAGTATAGCGATGAAATAAAAGTTGAAGTAATAACCAAGAAACCTGAATTTGATTTTAAGCCAATCCCATTAACCTGCAATGAATGGTTTGGTGGATTTAAAGCCAATCATACACCTTTTACCATATCACTTTTTGATAATCCCCATATTTTGTATGCAGGTAAAACTGGAAGTGGAAAAACTTTTGCAATGTTTATAAGCTTTACCAATATGCTATATAATTATAAAAATGATTTTGATGTTTATATAACTCAATTAGTAAATGCAGAAACTAAGATATTTAGTAAATGTAAGCCTTGTAAAATGACAGCGAGTAACCTTGAAGAAGCATTGGTTGTATTAGAGAAAATAGTTGAGATATGCAATAAGAGAGAAAGAGAAATAAGCAAATATGGTTACGTAAGTGTAAGGCATTTTAATGAAGACAATCCAAATAAAAAATTTAAGAGAATTATATTACTTATGGATGAGTTTAGTTTCTTTAAGGTTGAAGACGGTGATAGCGATGAAGATAAGAAATTAAAGAATAAATGTGAAATTTGCTTAAAAAGAATTGCTAAAGCGGGTAGAAGTATGAATGTTACTATAATTGGAGCTTTACAAAAGGCTACGGTAGAAAATATAAATTCAAGTGTGAGATCTCAAATGTGTATGGTTTCACTAAGGCAATTTTCAGGACAAGATAGTAAGATTACAATCGGAACAACCGAAGCATCACGATTAGATGATTGTGAAGCCATAATAAAAGGTAGTGGAATTTATGAAAAAGTATTTATTCCAATAATAAAATCTAAGCAACCACAAATTGAACTACAAAAATATGATAAGAATATAATTGTTCCACGTAAGGGAGTAATTATAGAAGATGTAGTTAAGGAGAAAGAAGAAAAGCTGAGGGAAACAATCTTTACCTCAGATAAAACCGAAGAAAATAACAATGTAGTTGACATTAAAACAACAACTAAGAAAAAGCCTAGAAGAAATATTAAGGGGGCATAAAAGAAGATGTTAAGAGAAAGGGATTATAATATATTAAGATTTATAGAGAAATATAATGCTATTAGTTTAAAAAATGCTTGTAGTATATTCTTTGATGGAGAATATAAAAATGAAGACTATAGATATCGTGTAGCAGCAAGAAGAATGCAGACACTAGAGAAAAAAGGGATATTGCAGAGCTATAGAAATAGTTATACAGATGAAAAGATATATTATACAAATAATAAAATTAGTCCTCATTCAGTTTTTATTCAAGATTTTTGGAGAAAGTTACTTGAACTTGATTTCAATGTATTAGAGTTTAATACTAATGTTAGCCTTATGAATGGTCAGCTTAAACCAGATGCTTTTGTATTAGCAAAGTATGATGATATATTAGTCAATTATTTTTTAGAGGTTGATTTAAATCACTATACAGATAAATCTAAACTGATTAGATATGAAATGTTCTATAAGTCAGATGAATTAACGGAGCTATGCGAAGGTCGTAAACCGTGTTTAATTATAACTCGACCAACGCATGGAAGAGATTTAAGATATTCTTCTAATATATTTGATACAGTATATACAGACTTAAAATATACTAACCTAGAAAGATTCTTATTTGAAGATTAGTTTGTACAGTATATTGTCATAGACTTGTACAATACCTTATCTACCACATTCACATATTAAGTCCTACAAAATAAGCAATAGAGCCAAAGAGGTTGTCCATAGTAATAACTATTACAAAAAGAAAAGTAAAAAACACACTGAGTCACTCTTTGGTTATACATATATATTATTATTTTATATGTCCTTATGGTTATTTTCTATAAGGTTGTGCTTCAAAAACTTACAGATAAATATTTTACAAATCAAAAGAAAAAACGGTTTTCCACCGCAAATAAATAGGGAAAAACCTATAGCCAAAAAAAGGAGTGACTTAATATGTTCTTATCAACAAAAGTACACAAAATTGCTGACTATCTAAGTCTTATATTATTATTAGGATTAAGTATAATCACTATAATCTATTTGCAAGACTTAGGTATAGTAGGCAAACTTTTAACTTTGGTCTTAATGTCTGGAGCAATCAGAATATCATACTTTTGGTTTCTGCAAAAATTAAAAGTATGGCTAAAGCCTAATGCCAAAAAGGCTAAAGAGCAAATTAAAACCAGAGCTAAAATAGAGCCTACACAAACTTTGGATTTGCAGCAATACCTTATAACTGATTTAAAAAATCAAGCCTCACAGTTGTTTAGAGTTGCTATACAATCCAAAAAATTAAATAGAGTTGAGATTATCAATATTAGAGATTATTTAAAAAATAACGTTAATGATCCAACTCTAAAAAATAAGCAGGTAAAAAATGAAGCACATTTTATTTATTCTTATTTAAAATCTGAATATATAGATGAAAACACTTTAAATTGTGTAATAAAAAATATATTTATCTTTGCAAATAAGAAAACTGCTTAATTTAATTTTATGTCTTTATATTTATATTTCCCCTCAGGGTTAATTAATTATTAATTTAATTTTTTAACTCTCTTTTTTTGCATAAAACTAATTGTAGCTGGAGATAATAAAATAAAATTATTTTTATAGAATTGGAGAATATAAAAATGAGAGAATTAATATTGCTTTTAATTTTTACTATAATTTTCTATATAATTTATTTTGGGATAGGTTATTTAAAAAATAAAATTACATATAAAGATAGAAAAGCTAGAAAAGAACAGCATGATTTAATGTTAGAAGAAACAGATTTGGATGATCTTGATGATAGAGATTTTGAGATATTTTGTGCAGAAGTATTTAAGAAGCAAGGTTTTAAGGTTTTTTTAACTCAAGAAACAGGTGATTATGGAAGAGATCTAATAATAAATGATAACATATATGTAGAATGTAAAAAGTTTGATGAAAACAATTCAGTTGGAAGACCAATACTACAGAAGTTGCTCGGAGCTATGGATATGTTTAATATTGAAAAAGGGATTGTAATAACTACGGGTAAATATAGCAATACTGCGAAAGAAGCTGCCAAAATGAGTGGAAAATTAATTTTATGGGATAGTAAAGATTTATTTAAGTTTTTAATGGCAGATAAGAAAAAGGCACAAAAGATGATATATAGATAAAATAAGAAATATTATATTTAAAGCTAAGAATTGTTTTTTAGCTTTATTTTTTTGCAAAAAAAATAAGGACTAGATTTAACTAATCCTTAAACTTTATTCTTCAAGTTTATCTAGATGTTCTCTTATTACTTTGTACATATAGTTACTTACGGATCTAGCATCTTCTTTAGCTAATTTTTCTATATCTTCATATTCTTTTTTACTAAGTTTAACACTTATTCTTTTGTTATCTTCTTTTACAGCCATTACTAAACACCTCAACTTTCTAAATTTATTATATAATATGTTCTAAAAAAAATAAAGTGATTCACTAATTAAAAATATTTAAATTATTTCGTAAAAATAATTGACAAAGTGATTCACTTTTGATAATATATATTTGTAAGGTAAATAAAACAAATTTGTAAATTAAAGTTAAATAACCTTAATAGATTTAAGAAGGAAACCCCGACAAGATAAAACCTTCTTAAATTATAAGAATGCTTTAAATAGATCGGTTACTAAAGAAAATATATTTAATAAACATCAAATAAAATCCATCTTTTATGAGTTACTAAGGTTTAGAAGGTAAATAACTAAAGAAGTATAAATTAGTTTTTAAGGAGTTTAAAAATGAATGATACAATACTTAGTGCACTTTTAGCGAATTTACTATTACTAATATCTGTAAGGCATATAAAATTAGGAAGAAAAAAATAAAAATATATAAAAAATATAAATGAAATGAGGGTATTATTATGAGATTATGGAAATTTGAAAATACAACAGAAACAATTAAGGAAAATATGAGAAATGAGAAGGTTTTAAGTCAATTAGCTACAAATTTAAAAGTATTTATAGATAATAAGATAGCTTTAGTTAAGATAATAGAGAGAGCTTATGGCTTAGAAAGTGGACAAATAACTTTAAGAGAGATAGAAATACTTCAAGAACAATTAAAAGAGAAGGGGATTGATAGATTTATAAAACAATTTAAACAGTTTGGGAATTTAGGGTACACCCCATACATACTAGGATAAAATAATAGAATTAAAAAACTATATAGAGAAAAGTTATATCAATTTATAATAGTTAATGTTAAATAAACGACTTGTGAATTTTTAGTTAATCTGTGCCGAACAGAATATAATATTCTGATTAAATTTTAAAAATATGATAGAATGAATTTACTAAAAATGTAAGAGGGGTTAAGGGTATGAAATTTGGAGTTAGAACACCTAACTTAAAAAAGAGTTTTAAAGCACGGACAACTGGTAGGGCTAAAAGAGCAATTAAGAGAAGTATAAATCCTGTGTATGGTAAAAAGGGAATGGGTTGGATAAATAATCCTAAGAAAGCAGCTTACAATAAGGTTTATAATAAAACAACTGTAGGAGCTAGTGTAGGAGATTTTCAAAAAGGAACTGGAGTTTATAATGGTAATGTATTTAAGTATATAATACTATTCTTTACATTTCCAATATGGCTTCCATTCTATATAGTATACTTACCATTTAAAGTTTTAAAATCTAAATAATATAATAGGCGTAGGTTTTATCCCCTTATTTTTATGTACTTTTTTATAAAAATAAGGGGATTTTATTTTAGACATCCTTAAAGTTAAGTGATAGCAACGCTTTCATAGATTGGACTTCTGCCCATATAGGAGGGGGATAAAATCAATGAAAATAATTAAAAACAAAATACTAGACCAAACTAAAATCATGCCTAATTATTGATATAACTACATTATACGACAATACACCACATACGTATAAAGGATATAAGAGAAAGGGACATCACTTTTTAGAGCATACCATCTAAAATATAAGATTTTAATTTAGTACAAGTTAGCAGATGTGCTTTAAACAGTTGGTATTACTATGTTTGGCTTTGAATTCAATTTTTCTTATAATGAGGAAGAAATATAACAAAAAAGTATGAAAAAACTAAGAAAATAGGTATTTTTGAATATGTGAAGTTTTATAAAAACGTCTCTAGATATTGGTATGACTAGGTTTAAAGAGGGTGTTCAATTTTGGTTATAATGGAAATAAATAGTTATTTTATATATTTTTTTTACTTAACATGAAAAGGAGGTGATGATAATGAAAATAAACAATAAAGAATACATAGATAAAGTAAATGAACTAAGAATGCTTAGAAAAAGATTAAAACTATCGTTAAAGCAAGTTGGAGAAAATCTAAATATAAGTAGATCTGCTTTAAGCCAATTTGAAGCATTTAGAGCAACTTTATCTAATGAAAACATTAAAAAATACGAAAGATTATTAGAAAAGATACAAACATACAGGTAATAACATAGAATTGTTTTTTTGTGAAGTAATTCATTAAGAAAATAGAGTTAAAATTTATATTATAAGGGATATATGGAGCGGGCTTACTAACCGTTCGCTACCGCTCCGTTATTGTGAAAACTGAATATAAAAATAAAAAAGATATAGGGAATTTAGGAGGAATTATTATGGTTAAATTTGTTATCAAGGATATGTCAAAAAATATGGAAATAAAGATGGATGAAAATATTTTATTTAGGCTTTATTGCATATACAAAGGAATAGAATTAGAAGGTAATTTAGAATTAAAAAATATTATAAAAGTAATGTTACCAGACGATGAAGAAAAAGCACTAAAAACATTAAATGAGGGATTAATGTTTGAGGAAAAACTATTTTTACCTTTATTAACATCACCTTCATTGCAAAAAAATGAAGATAAAGAGTTAGGTAAATGTAGTTACATGTTTATTGCTGAAGAAGATGCAGAATTCATTGAGTTATTTGAAAAATTAATTAGTTTAGATAAGTTAAGAAAATTCAATGGGAAAGAAATATGTATTGCAAAAGATGTTACAGCTAGAACTGGACTAGCATTATCTTCAAGTACATTTATAAATTATAAGCCTAATATAGTTGTACTTCCGGAAATTGAATATGAATATACAGCTAATTATTTTAAATTAAATGGGATAGAATTAAAAGCTAATTTAGAGACATTGAAACATACTGCATATGATGGTTGTGGGTTTATGAGTGAAGGATTTTCAAAAATAATCCAAAAAGAATTAAACTTAGATTATGAGGTAGATTTTGCACAATTTAGACTTTATAACGGAATTGCTGCAAAAGGAATAGTTGTTAAAGCAGACTTCCAAAAGTTTTTTGAAGAATTTGAATATATGGCAGATAAGAATTATTTCTGGAAAGATAAAAAAGGTGATTTTATAACTAAAGATGTGTTTGGAAAAGAAGTTAATATTTCAAAAGCAGACTTGATTTTAAATGAAACACAAGTAAAATGGTTAAAGCTTTGGAAAAAAGAAGTAAAAGAATTCGGTTCTTTAGATAAAGCTATTGAAAATGAAATTAGTAAAAAAGAATATGCACCTTATAGAGAAACTTTAGAGGGAATTTACATATCACGAGTAAATAAAAAAGTAGTTAAAGAATATTCACTTACAAACTATCAGCTTATTTGCAACTTAGCTTTAACTCAAAAGGATATTGAACAACTAGCTAAAGAAACATTAAATTCTTATAAGAGAGTTGTAGGTCGTGGGGAAAACGGAGAAAAAGATATTGATGCTATAAGATTATTTTTAAAAGATATTGCTAGAGATGAACAAGAAGAATTAAGTGCAAGTACAAAAGTTACTCGACTATTACAAATTGATGAGAGATTTAGTAGTACATATTGTGTAGAAGATGTTGTTAATAATATGATTTCAAAATCTGCACATCAACTCGCTGCAGGTAAATTCTTAGTTGAAGGAAATTACAAGACAGGCATGGGTGATCCAATAGCTTATTTAAAATGGATTTTGACTAGAAAATTTGAGGGAAATAGAGAATTGGGTGTAAATGAGTTTTATGTAGCAGGTAAAGAAGGGCAAAGAGTTTCTAGCAGAAACCCACTTGCTAGCTTCTCAGAAGTTCATAAGATAAAACTTGTTAAAACTGATTTGTTAGATAAGTATTTTGGGAATCATACAAAAGAATTATTATTTATAAATATGAAAGATGATTTTCTAATGACAAGCTCAGGTGCTGATTTAGATGGAGATATATTTTTTATTATTAATAATAACACCATATTTAACAGTGTAATTGATCCAAAAGATGGAATAAACTTTTTAAATGAAAATGATGGTGATAAGAAAGAATTATTATACACAAGAGAGAATATGTATGAAGCTGTAGTAAAATCTTCAGGTAATTTTATCGGCTCTGTTGCAAATACAAGCACACTTATAAGTAATTTCTGTCAAAGACTAGAATACTTTGTATATGAAGTTAAAGAAGATGGTAAAAAACATAAGATTTCAAAAACATATATGGATATAAAAGAAGCTTGGAGAGAGAAATTTAAAAAAGAAGAAAATTGTAAAGTAGAAAAACATTATAAATTAAGAGAGTATTTACTTAAATCAGATAAGCTAAGTGATAAAATGAACTTGATTAGAAATAATGATAATAAAAAAGATGAGTTTAAGAAATTGCAAGAAGAATTCTTTGAGTTAAATAAGAAGATTGGAGAAGTTTTTGAAAGCTATTTAGAACATGAGATAAAAAGAGGAAAATTTATAGATGTAGCTTCTTTTAATGAAGAAGAAATAAGAGAGCATATAAAAATGAGATTCTATAGATTTATGAATTATAGTTATTATACATTAAAAATATCACAAGTTGCTATAGATGCTCAAAAAACATTAGTTACACCAACAAAGGAAGATATGAAAATAGTTGATGATTTCTTAGAGAGAAATGAAGTGAAGAAATATCCAATATTTATGTATTATGCTAAATATTCTAAGAACTATGAGAATAAAAATAGAATTGATTATAATCAATGTTCTAAGTTAAGAGATACGGCACTTAATAAATTTGCTAAAAAGGTACAATCTGAACTAATAACACCAATAAATGATTATCATAAAGGAACAGATAATTCTAAAAGTAGACTTTATAGAATTTTAAAAGACATAGCTGTAGAAAATAATAAGTGTTATGAAGAATTCTTTGAATTTTATAAGATTTATCAAGCGGAAAGACAAAAAATAAGTCGTGAATATGAAAAAGACAAAAAAGAAAAAAATCGTAGATTATCATTTTTAGATATCTATGCTATACAAAGAGAGAAAGAATTAGAAGAAAAATACACAACTGAAGAATTAGCCTATGCTATTATAAAAACAGAATGTTCAAGTAAATTCATAATAGATATAATGTTTAATACTTTAGAAAAAGCTATAACTAGCAAAACCAGAGAATGTACTATCTATAAAGAAGATGAGAATGGAGATATAAATTTCTTATTCAAGAGATATAGTAAGCATACTGGTGTATTAGCGGCTGATTGTAAAACTCAAGACAAAAATTATAAATTAAAAGTAAAACAAGTAAGCCAGAAGGCAAGAATTCAATACACAGATAAAGATAAGATGGCTGATGAGGTTCTAATAAAAATTGAAGAATATAAAGGAAATGAGCAACTTATTTTAACTAATAAAGAAGGAGAGAAAATCGGATTTTTCTATAGAGATCAGGATTTATCAGCTTTAAAGAAAACAGAAGGAATTTTAAAGGTTCTAGATAGAATAGATGCTAATAAGAGTGCAACGTTATTCTTATTATAATTAAATAAAGGGGTCATGGAACACGAGGGGTTCTAGTACAGAGTACGAGGAGTTTCAGACTTTGTAACGGACATTTTTGTCCACCCCTTTATAATAGTTATAGCACATCAATTTGTCTCCTTCATGGTGAGGAAGCCAAAACTGGTGTAATTAATAGGAACGAGTTTATGGCAAATTTGACGATTCCCCAAAAGGAAAGGTTGTTATTTGCAAGGACATCGAAACGATTGGTGGTAGTTTCAAATAGAACCTAGCAAACTGGTGTAACTTGAGGTGACACTGAAACAAACAGTCGATTGTAGCGACCTAAAATCCCTCAATGTTGGTGATTTTAAAAATAAAAATAAATAAAGGATGGTATAGAGATTATGAGAGAGATAGTTAAGATAGTAAATTCTTTACAAGCAGAAAAGTATATGAAAAATGGACTTAATCCAATAAAGGTATATTGGAATGTAGATAAAATAGTTTATGAGTTTGATAAAGAAGCAAGTAAACCATTATTTGATAAATGGCGTAAATTTGAATTGAAATAATTATATAAAATGTATTGATTAGAAAAGGAGTATTGAGATTATATGGTTAATAACAAAGAATTAGAATTAATAATTAATGAAAATGAATTAGAGAATTTAGGGTTTAAAAGGGAGAAAAAAGAAATGAAAATAGAAAATTTAGAAGTTGGAAAACCAATAAAAAATTATAAAGAATTGTGTGGTTTATTAGGTATAAAGATTACAAGTGGTAAATCTAAAAAGTTACAACTGGAAGATTTAGAAAGATATTGTGTATATCATAAGGAAGGTAATAAATTTGTAGTTGATGAAATATATGAAAATCCACTACCTAAGCTTGATGGTAGAATTAATGGAAATAATAACGTGTATGTAGAAGAAATTGGGGATATACTGGTTGAATATATTTCTAATAATAAGAGAGCAGATAATAAAGTTTTATTATCTTTTTCAAAAATTATTAATGTACTAGGCTTAGTAAATAATACATATACTGTCGCTAATAACAAAAAGTCCGAATTAGCAGATATATTAAATATTGAATTAAGTGCTATTCATTATTTTTATAATACATCTAGATGTGAATTTAAAAAGATTATAAAAAGAGCTTTAAATAATTTACAGAAAAGAAGTGTTATAAAGTATGAGGAAAAGTGGCAAATATGTGAGAAAGTTAATACAGATGGTGAAACTAAAGAGATATATAGACTTGCTACAAAAGGCGAAGTAAGTATGATTTTAGATGCACAAAAAAGATCGCTTGATGAAATGGGATTAAAAGATTTAACAGCTTTATTTTTAGCAGGTAGTGTAAAGTATAAAAAGTTTAATAAGAAGGTTAATGAAAAATTGCCTAGAAGTTGGAATTATTATTATGGTGTATATGAAATTATATTTGGTTCAGCGGCAGTAGATATAGAAATGAAATATATAGAAGAAAAAAGAATTTCACTTAATAATAAATCTAAGGATAAAATGAATAAAGTTTTTAGTATAGATGATGAAGAAAGTAATGAAAAGAAGTTAACTGAAGTTCTTATAGATCTAATAAAATATGATTTAAAATTAGATGAAAAAATAATTGAAAAATATAAAGAAAATCAAAAAGAGAAAAATAAACTGATGACTGAAAAATTTAATGAAATAGCAATAATAACAAGGGAAAAAAATAAATTGGCAATGAGAGAAGATGATATTACAAAAGAAATGAAATATATAGAAAATACATTTGATAATAGAGATAGTATTAAGTTATATGATTATTTTGCTTATAAAGAGAGTATAGACATAAGGAAAAAGACAAATGAGTTTATTAATGATTTAGATTTAGATGAGTTATTTAGATTTTAAAAATCAATAATTAAAAGTTGGCACTTTAAAAAGGTATATTATTTTAGTTTATTTAATATACGCTTTAAAGTGCCAACTTTTTTAATCCATAATTATTAAGAGTAGTAAGAGTAGTTTTTTAAGAAAAAAATAATAATTGCATATATCCAAAATCCAGTTTTAAATTCTTGGAATGACCTAAAGGGAATGGAAAGGGTTTAAAAGTGTGTTTTGGGGGAGGGCTAAAGGCTTTTAGTCCGACCATAACCTCGTAGAGCCTAGTATATATTTTAGAAATGTGGTATAACCTTTTGGGAGTTCACATAACGGTACTGTTTATGTATTGAGTTTATATTATAAAAGGATAATTTTATTAGATATTATATAGTTGTATGATTGGTAAATAAGAGTATTGGGGAAGAAAAACGTTCGTACTTAGTACGAGTGGTAATTATAAAATAAAAGTTTATTTATAGGATATTTAATTGTAATATAATATTTGCGACCGCAGGGAAGCAAGAATTTAGCCCTTGGGGGCGGGCTTGAAAAGCTATGCTTTGAAAGTAAATTCAAGGGGGCTATTAGTTCTATAAGATTGATGATAGTTTAGAAGATGATTAATTGAAAAAAGGAGAGAATTAACTGTTTCTCTCCTTTTTGTTCTATATTAATAATAAGAAATTCTAGTATTTTCAAAACTACCTATATTTGTATATGGTGGTATAACATATGTATAACTTATAGTTAATCCAGTACCCCTATTTGCTGCTGTCAAAAATACACTAAGGTTTTTTGAAACACCATATCCATATAGCGCTGTTAATGCTCCTAAAAAAGCAGTTCCTTTACCGAAACCAGCTATTAAGCTTGTCCATGTTGTCCATTCACTTATAGAAGCACCCCTACTGGCAATTTCTCTACATTGACTAGCTGTAAAATGAACCGATACAGGAATTCTTTTTACATTAGAGGTGCTATTATAAGGATAGGCATATACTTTTTTAGATGAAGGTATTGTTAAAGTACCAACACTTAATAAAGATAGAATTATAGCAAAAATAGTTAATCTTTTTAAGTTTTGTTTAACGTTTGGATTAATCTTTTTTTTTGATAATTCTCTATAAAGTGAAGCAACAACTAAAAAAGTAAGAATTACGATAAGATTTATTCCAGAAGAAAAATTGAAATAAAGCTTATCTAGCAACATATATATTGCTACTGCTAAGAAATAAATGAAAGCAAAAATTATGTCAGATTTCTTAATGTCTTTTAAGTTTTTTAAATTCATAATTTTTCCCTCCTAAATATTTATTTGTTAAATATAATATAACATATTTTGAAAATGTTTTCAACAAAATAAAGATAGAATGTTAATTAAATGAAGAAAATATTAAAATTACTATATATCAAAGGAGTATATAACCAATAATAGAATTTAATAGATATAAAGATTTTATTATTAGGAGGTATTATAATGATTAGAGAGTTAAAATATAAAGATGTTTTAAAGTGTAATTGGTGTAATGCTGAGGTGAAATGGACAGAAGGAGATTATCCTATAGAAGATTATGCAATAGTACCTAGAAGAATAATAGTTTCTGATAAGGACTGTGAATTTATACTTCGTTGTACAAATTGTGGTATCTTCAATAAAGTTATAGTACCATTAGAAGAAGTAAAAAATAATAAATAATGAGGTTAGGAGTATTTTATGGAAACCAAAAAGAATAATATAAAAGATAATATGAGAATTAGTTATATTATAAGGGAAATGTTAAAGGAACTTGAAAGAATAAATGGTAATATACCAGACATTGATTGGGTAGAAAATAATGTTATTGATTACTTGTCTGAAGATGAATATGTAAAAATAGTTACTATAATGGTAGAAGGAGATTTAATAAAAGGCTGTCAAGGAGTAAATTTTCAGGATTTTGCATTGTTTGATGAAAACATAAAAGATATGAGAATAACTGTAAAGGGTATAGAATTCTTAAATAGATAGTATTATAAAGGACTTAGATTAATTTCTAGGTTCTTTTTTATTTGCATTAAGAGAGATTAACGGCATGTTCGCTAAACCGCTCACTTATGCCGGTTATGGTGAAAATTAATAACAAAAGAAAAATTTGTTGTTAATTAATACATTATACTTATTTTGTGTAATGTTATCATAATGATTCCTAAATGACAGTTTTTGGTAATCTGTCTCCTGAAAAACCGACACTCCTGATTTTTGAGAGAGTTTAGCTAATTTTTCTCTCTCTTTTTTTATATCTTTAAGATAACAGTGGAAGCAGTGACAAAGTTCCTCCTTTGAAAAATGTTTCATAAATTTCTCTAAAACATCTCCTTATTATTATTTAGTAATGTGCTGTTATCTTAAAAATATAAAAAATATACCCCTTAATTGTAATTATGTAAGGGCTAGTGGACAACAGTTAATCCTTTTTTATAAAAATAATTGAAAAGGATGGGGTTGAATGGAAGAATGGAAATTTATTAAAGGATATGAAAGGTTATACAAGGTAAGTAGTTTAGGAAGAGTTAAAAGCCTAACAAGGCAGATTAAAAGAAAAACAGGAAATTACAAAATACAAGGTAAATTATTAAGTTTAATAAAAATGAAGAATGGTTATTTGAGAGTTGGACTTTATAAAAACAAAAAATATAAGTTATATGCTGTACATAGATTAGTTGCAGAAGCTTTTTTAGATAATCCTAATAATTTTCCTCAAGTTAATCATAAAAATGAAGTTAAAACGGATAATAGAGTTGAAAATTTAGAATGGACAACTAGAGAGAAAAATATTAATTTTGGTACTAGAACAGAAAGATGTAAACGAAAGCTTTCTAAAAAAGTTAGAGGCACTAATATTGTGTCTGGAGAAGTTATTGTTTTTCCTTCTACTGTAGAAGCAGGTAAAAATGGATTTTCTCAAAGTGCAGTTTGTACAAGTTGTAAAAATAAAAAACCACATAAAGGTTATATTTGGAAGTATGTAAGTTAAATAAGAGATAAAATAAAGGATGGTTGAGAGATGAGAAAAGAAACATTTGTAAAAAAAGAAAGTAAAATAAGAATAGGTGGAAAAATTATTAATTCACCTTATATAGAAGGTGAAGGGAAAATTACCTTAAATGATTTTGCAGATTTAGCAAAAATATATAAGGAGAAATGTTGGGTAATATGTAAAGGTTGCGGAAGCTTCATAAGTGCTAGTCAGAAAAACAAATCTCTATGTTATGAGTGTTTGAATGAACAGAAGAAAGAAACTTCTAATTTGTGGCAGAAAAATAATAAAGAAAAAGCTAGGGAATTAACTAAAAGATGGGTAGAGAATAATAAAGAATTAGTAAAATACAGACAAAAATCTAGAAGAGAAAAGAGGTTAGGGCTTTACATTTATTATTTAATGGATAATTTTGATAATGTTAAGTATGTTGGAAGGTCTACTGATATGTATATCAGAGCAAAACAACACTTGAATGGACATGTAAGCACTACTAAAGATTTTGTTAATAGTACTGAATTTAAAGAAATTAGATTTGCAAATCTAACAAATTTAATAAATAAGAAAGAGCAAAAAGGATTAGAAGCTTATTTAATAAATACAATAAAAACCGTAGATCTTAATGAAGATAAAGAAGCAAAATGGTACAAGAAATTTGATGAAGAAATGAAAAATAATATAGATAAAAAGATATGGAATATGTTAAAAATTAAAAATATGCAAGAGTGGGTGTAGTTAATAACTCACTCTTTTTATAATTTTAAGTAATTAATAGGGTGGTATTAGTAAATGGGAACAATTATTAAAAGAGAAAATATTACAGGAATAGAAAAAAAACATAAAGAACTTATCGAAGAAAGTAAGAAGCTTATTGAATATACAAAAAAATTAAATCAAGAACTTTTAGAAAAATCTGAGCAAATGAGAATAAAAAATGAAAGAATACAAGCTGAGGCAGAAAAGATATTTAGAGAATTTAGAGAGAAGATGGTTTAATTTATGCTTAAATAAAAAAATAAGAGTTAAATGGAGAAAAGAGATATGGAAGATAAATTAATAATAAATGTAAACAAAGAAAAAATAAAAGAATTTGCTAAGGAAGTATGGGATTTAGTTACTGTATATAATGCAATAGAGGAAGAAATGCAAACATATATAGGACTAAAAAAGATTGCAAATAATTGGACATATGAAGGATTTGATGAAGAATTTCTTAGTATATATAGAGAATTTTATAATCAAAAGGAGGATGAAGATGAAATTAGTTAAACCAGTTTTAGGAAGTGTAATTGTAACTAATAAAACAGAACAAGATGTATTAGAAGGTATTGATGACAAACAACCTTCAACAAAAGGATGTATTTTAGAAAATTTCCAAATATTAAATGTTGGAACAACTAAAACGAGTATACAAATTAATGATGGTAATTGGATAGTATGCGATCCTGACATGGGAATAGATTTGAATAATGTATGTTTAGTTAAATCTTGTAAAGTTAAAGAAGCTGGAAGTAAAATACAATGGGTAGGTGTATCTTATTAAATGTGTAATAAATATACAACCTATAGCATTAAGAAGATTGCATACTTGCTTAGTAAGGGTATAAATCATAATGGAATAGAGATAACTGAAGTACATAAAGAGTTTAATGGAATAAGAAAGAATGATTTAGATGTCAAGCTAATTTATAATGATTCAGATGTTGTAGTAGATACACTAAGAGACTTTAATATTAATAAGAAGATAGGACAAGAATACATTAATAAAGCATATGAGATTATCAACGGAGCTAAATTAATGTATTTAGAAATATCCCCTATGTGTTCCATTATTTTAGAGTAATCTAGAAAAATATAGCCTATTGATTTAAATAATAAGGGGTGCTGCCTATATGCTAATGAAGTTATGTGCTAAGTGTGGAGATGTGATTGAATATGGTAATAGATATTGTGATACATGTACTAACTTAGTAGAACAACAAAGGAAGAAAGATAATAAGAAAAGATATAAGAAGTATTCTAACAATAGATTAGATAAAGAAGAACAAAGCTTTTATCAATCTAAAGCTTGGAAGAATATGAGGAGTAAAGTTTTAACTGATTATGTATTTATAGATGTTTATTATTACTATAAGTATAATAAGATAGTACAGGCTAATACAGTCCATCATATCACCGAGGTAAAAGAAGATTGGGATAAACGATTAAATTATTATAATTTAATTTGTGTTAGTAAAGAAAGTCATAAAGAGATTCATGATTTGATGTTGAACAAAGGAAAAGAGAAAGTAAAACAAATGTTATTAGAGTTTAATAAAAGGTTTAGAGAAGAGTTCAATATTAAAAGTTAGATGAGTAGTTATTAATTATTTTATTTGTAATTAATAGCTACTTTTTTAGTTAAATTTAAAAATTAGATACCCCCCACTAAGAAATCTCTAGGAGGAAAAGAAGAAAATCCACGTTACGCAGTTTTCTTCACAGAAATTTCCGAAAACCAACTAAAAGGGGGAATATTAAGGAAGGAGTGATAATATGGCAAGACCTAAAAAGCCACTTAGTCAACAAAATAGCCATTTGACTAAAGACGAAATAGCAGATAGAGAATTACAAGAAGAATTGATAAAAGTTGATAGTGATAAAATTAGCTGTCCGAGTTGGGTTAAAGGTTCTATTGCAAGAAAGCAATTTGATTTTATAGCAGCAGAATTAAGAAGGCTGGGTGTCATAACCAACCTTGATATTAACTCTTTAGCTCAGTATTGTGTAGCTTATGCAAACTATGTACAAGCTACAAAGGAATTAAAATCACAATCATTGCTTATGAAATATACAAATAAAAATGGCAGCACTAATTTAATAGAAAATCCGCTAATAAAAATACAATTAAAATATTCTGATGAAATGAAAAAGTGGGCTAATGTTTTAGGATTAACTATAGATAGTAGATTAAAATTTGCAATAAGTAAAACACAAGAAGTTAAGGATGAAATAGTAGATGAGTTCGGAGATATATAAAACTATACGTGAGGAGCTTATAATATATGCAAACAACTGTCTAGAAGATAAGTACATTAGTGAATATGAGGATTATATAAGTTGTAAAAAACATAAATTGGCTTGTAAAAGATTTTTAAGTGATTTAGAAAAACAAGGAACAGAAGAGTTTCCTTATATTTTTAATGAAGTTGAAGCACAAAAAATAGTTAATTGGTTTAGTTATTTAAGACATAGCAAGGGTGTTTTAGCAGGTAAGCCTATTATATTAAACTCTTGGCAAAAGTTTATTCTATCTCAAATTTATGGATGGTTACATAAAGATACTGGTTATAGAAGATTCAATAAAAGTTTCGTTGAAGTGGCTAGAAAGAATGCGAAATCACAGATGGAAAGTGGAGTGTCGCTTTATGAAATTAGTACAACAGCAACCAAGAACAAAGAAGTTGCAGAAAGTTATTGTGCAGGTGTAAAAAGAAAGCAATCTAAAATTGTTTTTGATGAGGCTGCATTAATGTTAAAAGGTAGTCCTTTAGCATCTAAATTTAAAATAACTAGAGATAGGATTACACATAAGAAAACAGGAAGTTTCTTAGAACCTTTAAATGCTGAAGATGGTAAGAAAGGTGATGGTACTAATCCAGCTTTATTAATAATAGATGAATATCATCAACATCCAACTACAGAATTTTATGATTTAAGTTTAGGATCAAATAGTAAAGAATCTTTAACTATGATTATAACTACAGCTGGAAAAGACCTAACTTATCCTTGTTTTACACAAGAATATAAGTATTGTTCTAATATTTTAGACTTAAATAATGATGTTGAAAATGATAACTATTTTATAGATATATTAGAAATTGACGAAAATGATGATATACGAGATATGAGAGTATGGAAAAAGGCAAATCCAATAAGAATGACTTATGCTGAAGGTATAAAGAAAATAGAAGATGATTGGAAGATAGCTAAAGAAATACCTGAGAAATTAACATCTTTTTTAACTAAATGTTTAAATAAATGGGTACAAGCACAAGATGGTGGATATATGGATATGGAAAAGTGGAAGGCTTGCGAAGTTGATAAGATAGAAATTGACTTAAAAGGTAGGGAGGTTTTTGTAGGATTTGATATGTCTGCAAAAATAGACTTGACAAGTGTAGCATTCATAATTCCAATTACTATAAATAATATGCAAAAGTATGTTTTATATACTCATAGTTTTGTGCCAAATAGAGAAAAATTAATTGAGAGAACAATGAAAGACAAAGCTCCATATGATTATTGGGAAAGAGAAGGATATATTACAGTAACTAATACACCAGTTGTAGATCAAAATTTTGTAATGGATTATGTTATTAAAACATGTAAAGAAAATGATTGGAAAATAAATACTTTATGTTTTGATCCAACAAATGCAAGTAAATTAATGCTTGAAGCATCTGAAATGGGATATAATACAGTAGATATTTGGCAATCACACAAACAATTGAATGAAAGCACAAGTGGTTTTAGAGAGCAAGTTTATTGCAAAAATATAATCTATGAATTTAATCCAGTTTTAAATTTTGCAATGAGTAATGCTGTAATAAGAAAATCAAACGGAATGATAAAAATAGATAAAGATGCTACTACTAAGAAAATAGATCCTATCGATGCTACTTTATGTGCTTTTAAATTAGCTATGTTTTATAAACCTACACTTGATTTAAATGAGCATATAAAGAAATATGGTTATAGCTTCTAAAAAGAAGGTGATTTAATGAAAAGAATAAAAGAATTTTTGATTACTAATATTGCAGAAATATTAGTTTTTTTTAGTTTGGCTATATTTATAATTTGTAATTTATTTATAAATATTCTGTTTGGATTGTATAGTTTAGCAATTATATTATTTTTGGCAGGATTATTATTAGCAAAATTAAAAGCAAGTAATATAAAAGGGAGGTGAGATAGCTGTTAGAAAAATTATTTGAAAGTAGGAATATTCCGAATCCAGAAAATTTAATGGATTTTAGATGGGATAGAGCTGGTGGAGAAAGTCAATCTACTAGCGTATCTAAAGATGATGCAATAAAAATTAGTACTATTTTTGCTTGTTTAAGTATAAGAGCAAATCATTTGGCTAAATTGCCTATTGGTGTTTTTAAAAGTAATATAGATGGAAAAGAAAGGGTAGAAAATGATTTATCTTATTTATTAAAAGTTAGACCAAACCCAAACCAATCTGCATTTAAATTTAAACAAACTATTAGTGTTATTTTAGATTTGTTTGGAAATTGTTATGTATGGATGGAAAGTAAGAGAGGAAAGTTAGTTGCGTTATGGATATTACCTCCTGACACTAAATTAGAAAATGTAAAGGGTAAAAATTGGATAATAACAAAGCTAAATGAAAAAGATTATAAGCTAAAATATGAAGAAGTTTTACACTTTTCAGACATATCTACTACAGGTGTAGAAGGAATTTCTAAGATAGATGTTGCTAAAGAATTAATAAACAACATTAAAGGTAGGGATAAACTTGTAAGTAGCTATTATAAAAATGGAAATATAGTAAAAGGTATTTTATCTACAGCACAAACTTTAGACAGAGAGGCTAAAGAATTGATAAAGAGAGCATGGGCTAACTCTGCTGGTAATTTAGATTTAGGTGGAATTGCAGTTGTAGATAGTGGATTTGAATTTAAAGGAAACACTTCTAACTTTACAGATTACCAATTTGTAGATTTAGCAAAGTTAACTAAGGAAGATATAGCCATGATCTATAATATCCCTGTCCATATGTTAAATCAGTTGGACAAAGCTACTTTTAGTAATATAGAAAATCTTAATATACAATTCTTCCAAACAACAATTCAACCTTTGGTAACAATGATTGAAAATGAAATGGACTATAAATTGTTTACAGAATTAGAACGTAAACAAGGATATTTTATTAAATTTAATACTAATGCCATGTTAAGAGCAGATAGTGTGTCTAGAGTTAATTATTATAAAGAGATGCTTAATAATGGTGTTATGTCTATAAACGATGTCAGAGAATTGGAAGATTTAAATAGAATAGAAAATGGAGACAAGTATTATAGATCATTGAACTATGTTCCAATCGATATTGCAGATAATTATCAATTAAGTAAAGCTGGTGCTAGTGAAGGAGGTGATGCAAATGGATAAACAGAAGGAAATTAGAAAAATAATTGCTAATGATTTAGAAACTAGAACAGAAGAAAATTCAAGTGAAAAAATTATTAGTGGTTATATAAATAAGTTTAATACTAGAAGCCAATATATGGGGTTCTATGAAGAAGTAGATAAAAATGCTTTTAATGGAACTTTGGCAGATGGGCATAACATTTATGCTATGTATAATCATGATTCTAATATGATTTTAGGATCAACTAGAAGTGGAAGCTTGAAATTAAATGTAGATAATATTGGTTTACATTTTGAATTAAGAATAAATCCTAATATTTCGTATGCTAATGACTTATATGAGTTAGTTAAAAATGGAGACATTGAAGGCTGTTCATTCGGCTTTTATGTTTTAGATGATACTTGGAGTTATACAGAAGATAAAATTGATTTAAGGACAATAAAAGAAGTTGAATTAATAGAATGTACTATAACTCCATTTCCTGCTTATTTGGACAGCGAAGCTTCTTGTAGAAGTTTTGAATTACATAGTAAGGAAATTGAAGAAATTAAAAAGAAAAAAGAATTAAAAAGAAAATTAGAGTTAGAGTTAGAGCTTATTTAAATAAGTTCTTTTTTTATACTCAAAATTAAAATTTATTACATATGGGAGGTCTATTGCATGAAGAAGATAGATGAATTACTAAGACAAAAAGAAAATTTAAAGGGTGAAGTTAGAACTCTTATGGGTGAAAACAAAATTGATGAAGCTGAATCTAAAATGGCTGAAGTTAGAATGTTAGATAAACAAATAGCTTTAGAACAAGAATTAGATGAGGAAGAAGAAAGAGAAGTTGAACAAGAATTAGAAACTAGAAAAAATAATGAAAAAGGTGGAGATAACATGGATAAAAATTTAGAATATAGAGCAATATCAAAATATTTATCAGGTAAAGAGTTAACACAAGAAGAGAGAACTTCTGTTAATGTTGGTAACTCTGGAGCAATTTTACCAGAAGGATTTGTAAATCAGGTCGAAGTTTTAAGAAAAGGATTTCCTTCATTAAAACAATACTGTCACGTGATTCCTGTTAAAACTAATACAGGTAAAATGCCTATTTCAGAAGGGGTAACAAATAGAAAACTTGCAAAGTTATCTACAGATACAGAAATGGTTAAAGAGATGATAACTACAAAACCTATTGAATACGCAGTAGAGGATTACGGAAAAATAATACCTGTAGAAAATAGTGTGCTTGAGGATGCAGGAGTTGACTTCTACAATTCTGTTTTAGCACCTGAGTTTGCTGAATGTGAAGTTGGAAGCGAAAATGATGAAATAATAACACTTTTAAAAGCTAATAAAACAGAATTTGAAGGAACAGATTATAAAGCTATAGCCAAGTGTATAAACACTAAAGTTGTGCCTTCACTTCAAGCTGGATTAGTAATCATAACAAATCAAGATGGTTATGATTATTTAGATCAACTTGTCGATGGGAATAGTAGACCTGCTTTAAGTGATTCTTTAGCAGTCGAAGGCGGAAAAACTTATAAAGGTAAAGAAGTTATAGTATTAGCAAATGAAGACTTACCAAACAATTCAGATAAAGTTCCTTTCTATATAGTTAATTTAAGAGCATTAGTAAAATTCTTTGATAGAAAAGGAATCGAAGTTGCCAAATCAACTGAAGCTGGATTTACATTAAACCAAACTTTTGTAAGATTAGTAAAAAGATTTGATGTTGTTAAAGGTGATACTAGAGCTTGTTTCTTAGTAGAAATAACTCCAGTAGCTTAATAAATTGGAGGGGATATCCCTCCTTTTTTAAGGAAGTGATAATATGTTAGATTTAACTAGAACCAAAAGTTATTTACAAGTAGATTATACAGATGATGATGATTTTATAAACCTACTTGTAAATGCATCTTATATATATTTACAAAATTGTACGGGTAAAGACTTTTCTCAAATCAATAATTCTTTGGCTGATTTATTCTGTTTAGCACTTGTAAAAGAGTGTTACGATAACAGAGATCTAACGGTAGTTAAGGCTGGAGATAAACTAAGACATGTAATGCAAGGTATTCTAATACAGCTGACTTATAATTAATTTATGAAAAGATTTAGAGAAAGAATAACTTTTCAAACTTTAACTACTACTACAAATGAAAATGGATTTCAAATTGAAAATTGGGTAGATTATTATACTTGTTGGTCAGACTTAAAGAGTATGAATGGAAAAGAATATTTTGAAAGTTTGGCAAATAATACAGAATTAATAGTTAGTTTTAGATGTAGATATTGTTCTAAGTTAAACAATTTAGATACTAAAAAAGTAAGAATACTACATAAAAATAAAACTTATGATATTAATTATGTTTATAATGTACAAGATTCTAATTCTTTTATCGAATTTAAATGTAAGTCTATAAGCTAGGAGTGTGAGTTATGAGTGCTAGTTTTAAGATAGAAGGTTTTGAAGATATATTTGATATGTTAGATGAAATGGAAACTACGGAACAGGATAAGCGCAGAGCTTTAAATAAAGCTGGAGATATTTTAAAGAATAGTATAGAGCCATCTTTATCTAAGAGAACCGGAAAACTACAAAAATCTGTTAAAAAGAAGATTAAAAGATTTGATGGAGAAATAGGAGTTATGGTACATGCAGGTAAGTTCTATGATGTTTTCGAAGAATTTGGAACAAGTTTTGCAAGTCACAATGTTGGAGCTTTTGAAAAGGCTGTTGATAATGTGGCTGAAGAAGTAGTAGAAACAGTAATTAAGGAGTTGTTAAAGTAATGAATTTTAAAGCTAAATTAAGAAAAGATTTGTTAGATGATAGAATACTTAAAATTATTTCTAAGGAAAAGGTATATTGGTTACAAGCACCTTCTCCAAGCGATTTATGGATAGTTTATCAAATTTATAATGAGAAAGAGAGTTTTTATGTAGACAATAGTAATAATGCTAGAGTTTATTATATACAAGTAGATATATATACAAAAGATGATTATACAGACTTAGAAGAAATAATAAGAACTGTATTAAAAGAGAAGGGGTATAATTTAGGAACTTGTGCAGATTTATACGAAAAAGAAACTGGATTATATCATAAAGCAATGAGATTTGTTTACACAGATATTTTGTAAGCAAATCTTTTTTATTTAAAAATATTTTTAGGATAGGTGATTTTATTGAGTAAATTAGTAACAACTGGTATAGATAAATTATTTTACGCTGTAATGACTGATGAAAATGAAGAAACATATGGAGCAGTAAAAAGGTTAGAGGGAGCGGTTGAATTAACAGTAGAAGCAACAGAAAATTTATCTTCTTTAGCAGCAGATAATAATAATGCGTACGTTACAGAGGAAGCACTTGGAGAAATAACTGTAAGTGCTACTATAGCTGCAATAAGTACAGAAGATTACTGTGCTATTTTTGGTAAGAAATTAGCGAAAACTGGTGGAATAATTGAATCTGCAAATGATGTTAAGCCTTATGTGTGTTTAATGGCAGAAAAGAGTTTAACTGGTGGAATTAAAGAATATGTACATTTGTATAAAGGTAAATTTTCTGTTCCAGCGGATGCAGTTAAAACAAAAGAAGGACAAGTAGAATTCCAAACTAAACAAATGGAAGGTAAATTTTCTGCTTTATCTACAGGACAATGGAGATATTTTGTAAGAAGCAATGATGCTGATTTTAATGCAGAAACTTGGAAAACAACTTGGGGAACAAGTGTCGTTAAAGCAGAAGAGAAAACTAGCTTACCTGCTTAATATAGATAAATTAGAGGTAGTAGGATTATTTCTTACTACCTTATTTTTTTACGAATTTAATAAATAAAGTGAGGTTTAAAAATATGATAGATGAAAAGAAAATAGCAATTTTAGATTATAAAAATAAAGAAGGTAAAATAGAAAAAGTTGAATTAACAACAGATTTTAAAGCTTTTAAAAAGTTAAATAAGATTACTGGAAATGCATTTGATACAATGACTAAATTTATTTATAACGAAAATGGAGAGAGATTAGAAGTATTGCCTATTTTAATACAAGCTATGGCTAATAAAGATTTAACTATAGAAGAAATAGAGGATCAATGGCTAGGGATGAGTTGGGATAGAGTTACAACAACTTGTAATATAATTCTTGCGTTAATGAATTCTGAAATGATAAAAGAACAAATAGATAATATAGAAATAAAAAACATGGAAACCCCAGTGGAGTAGATTCTACTGGGGATAGTTTAAGTGATATTAATTTTGAACAATGGTATAACAGTCACTATTTTATAGCTACTAGAAAATTAGGTATGACATATAATGAGTTTTTAAATAGTACACCAAGACAGATTATGACTATGAATGATTTAAATATAAGATATGAAACAAATATTTTATTGGAAGTTGCTGCGAAGATTTATGAAAATAATGGCGATGAAATAAATAATAACACAAATAGAGTTGAACAAGTTGATAGTTTAGGTGCTTTATTTGGATAGAAAGGTAGGTGGTTAAATGGCGGGAGAAAATGTAGTTAAGCGAGTTAGTACGATATTTACATTAAAGGATGATGAGTTTAATCGAAGTTTAGGTAATGTAAATAAACAATTAAAGCTAACACAGAGCGAAATGAAACTTGCTGGTGAAAAACTTAAAGCTTATGGAAATGATACTAAGGCTTTAGGTGACAAACAAAAAGCTCTAGAACAACAAATTAAAAATGTAAACGATAAAATAAAATTACATAGCCAAAATATTGTAAAAAATACAGAAGCTATGAATAAAAATAAAACTGAACTTGATGCTTTAAAGAATAAAAAAACTGAATTAAATGCTAAATATAAAGAAGCTGTAAAGCTTTATGGAGAAGAATCTAAGGAAGCAAAAGAGTTAAAAGCAGAATTAGATAACACTACACAAGCTTATAAGAAAAAAGAACAACAGGTTAAAAATAATATAAATGCACTTAATAAAAGTAATGTTGAAATAAATAAATCTGAAGCTGAGTTAGTTGGGCTACAAAATGAATTAAATAAGACAAGTGAATCCATAAAAAGAAATTCTAGTAATTTTATTCTGTTAGGTGAAAACTTAGAAAAAACATCTGAGAGAATGAAATTAGCAGGTTCTAAGATATCTGAATTTGGTGGTTTCCTACAAAAGTTAGGAACTCCATTAGTTGGTTTTGGTGCTTTAGCAAGTAAAATGAGTATAGACTTTGAAAAAGGTCTTATGAAAATTAATACTATAGCTAATGTATCTCAGGGTGAACTTGATAAACTAAAAGGCGAAATAATAGATTTATCAAATGAAACTGGAGTAAGTGTTGGAGAAATAGCAGAGTCATTTTATCAGGCTATGTCTGCTGGACAAAGCTATGAAAGTGCATTAGGTTTTGTTACTACTGCTAATAAATTAGCTAAAGCTGGTTTTCTAGATTTAAATGGATCTGTTGATATTTTATCTACAGTTCTTAATGGTTATGGAATGGAGGCTAATGAAGTTGCTAGAGTTTCAGATATACTTGTAAAAACACAAGAAAAAGGTAAATTAACTATTGGAGAACTAAATGGAATTCTTGGTAAATTAATACCAACAGCAAATAATTCTTCTGTTTCTTTAGAAAATATAGGTACAGCTATGGCTGTTGCTACATCACAGGGTATCCCTGCTGCCGAAAGTGTAACATATATATCACAAATGCTTACAGAACTTAATAAGAGTGGATCTATAGTTGCCAAAACTCTTAAATCTGAGACTGGAAAATCTTTCAAGGAATTAATGGAAGAAGGAAAAGATTTAGAAGATATTTTAAGTGTTTTAAAAGGAAGTGCAGATAAGCAAGGAAAATCTTTTAATGATATGTGGGGAAGTGCCGAAGCTTGTAAAGTTGCATTAGCTTTGTTAAAAGATGAAGGAAAAGCTTTTGATAGTGTACTAAAAGAAATGTCTGATAGTGCAGGAACTACAAATAAAGCATTTGAAAAAATGGACAACACTACTGGACAAAAGTTGGCTAAATCTTGGAATGAACTTAAAAATAGTTTATTAAAGTTAGGTGATGCACTTGCACCAACAATTGAAATATTAGCAAATGGATTATCTAAAGTTGCAGATAGTTTAAGTGAAATGGATGCTAATACTCTAGCTTCTATAGTTAAATTAGGTGGATTAAGTGTTGCCTTTGGTACTGCCGCAAAAGGTATAGGTGGATTTATAAGTGGCGTTGGTTCTATAGTTGGAGTAGCTGGTAAGATGGCAAATGCTTTAGGAATTGCAAGTACAGCAACGGCTACTGTTGGAACAAGTGCCGCTGTAGCTGGTGGTGCTAGTGGATTAGGGGCTTTAGTAGGTGGACTTGGAACAGCCGTAGCCGCAGTTGCTCCTTGGGTTTTAGGAGCAGGAGCTATAGCGGCTGCTGGTTATGGAATACATAAAACTATGTCTCAAGAAGTTGTTCCAAGTGTAAATTTGTTTTCAGATAGTTTACAAGTAACTGGCAAAAGAATGACAGAGCATGGAGAAATATTAGAAACACAAACGATAAAAATAAGCGAAGAAACTGCCAAACAAGTACAAGCATACTTAGATTTAGATGAGGGAGTTAAGAATGCTTTAAATGGATTATATATAAACTCTGATATTATAACTCAAGAAACTTGTACAAACATGTTAACTCAATATCAACAGCTTGGCGATAATATTAATGCAGCAATAGAACAAGATAAACAAGAAGATTTACAAACATTAGGCAAATTCTTTGAAGATAGTGCTGTTATGTCTCAAGAAGCTGAGATTAACTTCTTAAATATAATGCAACAAGGACATGAAGCTAAAAAAGAAGAAGTTAATAGAGCTAATGAAGAAATAAAACAAATAATGACTACAGCTAGTGAAGAGAATAGAGCTTTAAAGCAAGAAGAAGTTAATAGAATAACTGAGCTACAAAATCAAATGCGAGAACAAGCTGTTATATCTTTATCTACTCAGGAACAAGAAGCTAATGTAATATTAGATAGATTAGCTGCTTACGATAAAAGAGTTACAGCAGATATGGCAAGTGAACATATAAAAACTTTAAATAATCAGAGAGATAAAGCTATAGATTCTGCTAATACAGAATATAGAGAAACTGTTTCTACATTAGAGAGAATGAGGGATGACTTAGGAATAATAACATCTGAGCAAGCAGATAAACTAATAAAAGAAGCTGAAAGACAAAGAGATGGAACTATAAATGCAGCTAAAAAAACACGAGATGAAGCTGTTAATAAAATTTTTGAAATGAATACTGAACTACAAAACAACGTTGATACCACAACAGGGAAAATAGTATCTTTTTGGGATAAAATGTTTGGAAAGTGGGATAGATGGCAACCTTCTAAAAAGACACTACACTATGAGTATAAAGTTAGTGGTAAACCACCAACAAGTAATGGAGAAACAATTGTTGGATATGCAACTGGAACTCAAAATGCTAAAGGTAGTCTAGCTTATGTAAATGAAAAAGGTTGGGAGTTATTCGATATACCTAAGACAAGAGCTAATGAAATGATGAATTTACCAGCTGGAACTAGAGTAACGAATCATATTCAATCTACTGCTAAAATGAAAAGAGATGTTGAAAAGGAAGTGAGTTCTCAACTTTCTGTAGTTTTAAATAGTTTTGTAGATAGTTTAAGTTCTTTAAATACAGATACTAAAAATACTACAGATACTAAAACTGCTGTATTTCATAATGTGTTTAACATAAAAACAGAGAATGACAATAAAAACATAGGAAAAGATGTAGCTAAAATATTATTTAATCAGGCAAGGCAGCAGGGATATAATAAGACGATTTCAAGATAGGGCTAGTTAATTCTAGTCCTTATTTTTTATGGAGGTGATTTAAATAAAAAGAAACACTATGATTAAGACCGATAAAAATGTTGTAACTGGTTTGGAGAGTATTTATATAGCAGAAGATTTAGGTGACTCTTATGGTGAACTTATAAAATTAAGTGGTAGTAGAGAATTTAATTTAACAATAAATAGGGTAACAGAGCAAATAACTATGGGAAAAAATATAAGTAAAACAATTAAAGATAAGATAGTAGATGCAAGTATTAACTTAGATTTTGTTAACATTCCAATAGAAATTGCAGCTAAATTAGAAGGGTCTACATTAGATGAGAATGGTGGATATGCTACAAAAGTAAATTCTAATAAACCTAATTTTGCAATAATGCTAGTTAGAACAGACAATAAAAATTTAAGAGAAATTCTAATACTTTATAATTGCAGAATACATACAAATAATATAAGTGGATCTACAAAAGATAAAGAAATAAACTTTAAAACTGTACAAATGGATGCTACTGCAATAGCTAAAGAAAATGGATTGTTTAAATATACTATAAAAGAAAATTTAAATAACAAGGTGTTTATAGATAGTATGCTTAATAAACTATACATACCAAAATAGGAAGTGGTGAATATATGGGAATAATTTTTAAGAAACCTCAAGGCGGTTCAGGTAGGGTTAATGTAAGTATAGATAAAGGGCAGTTTTTAGCTACTGAAAATCAGACTTCTTTTGTTATTCAAAACACCATATCTACAAATAATTTATTAATGATTCATGTTAATAACTTGTATTTAGAAAAAGATATTAACTATTCAATATCTGAAGATAGTATATCTGGAACAACCACAATAACCTTACCTAACTTAAAACTAAATGATGCAATAAGTTGGATTTTGATCAAAGTGGGAGATACACCTATTAAGCCAGAAGTTAAGCAAGCGATATGTGGGACATTCAAGTGCGGAACTATGGTTTGTGGACAAGGATTAGGTGCAAATACAGTTAATGAGTTAGATGACATATTTATCTCAAAATCATCACTATCTGAAGAGTTTTTAAAGCAATTCGGATAATACAACATATTAACATAAGATAAAGCCTTAATGGTAAAAAAAAGACTACTGGAGGTTTTACATGGAGCAAGAATTTTTTAAATTAATAGCAACACAAGGTATATTTGCTGCTTTGTTTATTTGGTTACTTTGGGACACTAGAAAAGAAAGTAAACAAAGAGAAGATAAACTTTATGGAGTTATAGATTCTTTGACCGAAAACTTTAATGTTGTACAAGATATAAAAGAAGATATTGTAGACATTAAAAATGATGTTGAAGATATTAAAAAAAACATAAATAAAATGTAGTTTTTATTACATAAAAATAAGGGTATATTAGACTAATAATATACCCTTATTTTTTGCGTTTTTCAGTCGTATTTTTATGTTGTCAAAACGACAATTAAATGATAAAATAATAATAGATTATTTAGATAAAATTGAAGCTATTTTTTCAAATAAAATACTTAAGTTTAAAGTAATATTAGATAAAAGTTTCCAAAGGACTGGGTTTAAGATAACTGAAATCAATGTTTCAATAGGCATTTTTTTCACCACCTTTCTTTTATTAATTTAAATATTAAATAAATCTGCAAATTTATTTAATATAATAATTGGAAAAATAGTTATGTAAAAGGCGAGTACTGCAATACTTGTCTTTTTTTACTATTCTAATAATTATTATAAATGAAATGGTTATAACATGCTAACTTTTAAAAATCCTTATAGTAAAAAAAATACTTATTTTCTCCCTTTTTTCTTGTTTTCCTTAGAATATATTAACTTTTTCTTTAGTTGACATTTCCAAAACTTTTTATTAACTTCACCTATTAAATGATATTGTATAAACAATCAGGAGAGCTTTTATGGATAAAGAAATTGCTTTATATAACCTATTTTTGCGTTATATTAGTTGACACTTTAGTAGATAATATAATATCATTAAGATAAGAATATTAATTAAGAATATTAAAACCAATTAACATTAGATATTTGTAATGTTAATTCGATGTATATAAAACTTCAAATCAAGTAATAAAGCCATTTCTAAAACTTTATCTCTACTATAATTATGCACTTAATGGGACTTGAGGAAAATGTAATGCGTAACAGCACAGAAGAACTTAAAATCCTAAATGAGTGGATAGTAAGAATGGGTAAAGTAAGAGGAAGTATAGGCTAAAATATGTTTGGCACAAATTGGATATGAGGTAATTTATATAATTATACTATAACAAAAAAGTCAATAAACTTGATTTGAGACCAATAAATAATATTAATTAAAACCAAATAAATGAGGAATTTTATTAAGTGTATTAAAGCACTTCTTATTAGTTAGTTTTTAGCTAATTAATAGGAGGTGCTTTTTATTTTAGTAAATAATACTTATACAGTTAGTAATTCTATAAAAAGGTTGCAGTTCTTTTATTTTAAAAAATAATAGTTGTGTATTCCAAAAATCCAGTTTTATTGAGCTACTACTCCTTCTGCTTGTCTTATATCAAACATCATTAATTTGTCATATGCTTGATTAAAGCTTTTTCTAGCTTGTTGTAATGTTAAACTATCTTCTGTTCTTGGATAAGATTCTTTTGGATATTGTTCTGCAAAGTTATGAAATGATGTTTGAAGTTCTTTCATAATTTGTAAATATTCATCATCAAATATATAAATTTTATTATATTCTTCTATTGTGTCTACAATTTCTTTAAATGATTGGTCTGATTCTGGTAGCATAACTCCTATCATTTCCCAGTTGTCAGGAACTCCAACTTCTATAAATTCATTTACATTCATCTTATAAGTTTCTAATTCATTAACTATTCTATGCATTTCATTTATTATAATATTGGGTTGAGTATAAGCTTTTATCATTGTATCTCTTGTAGATACTGAATAAGGTATTATTAATTGCTCTTTGCAATCATCAGTTGCCATCATTAATACTGCATCTACTATTGCATTAGTTTTCTTAAGTTCATCATTATCCATTACTGATATTTCTGCTTTTGATAAGTTTAAGAATTTTTGATATTCTACTGTATTTAATTCATCATCTGTAAATTCATTTACACCTTCGAATTGTCTATTATTTTCTTTTGCCCAGTCATATTGTTTTTGTATTTCCGCATCTTTGTTTGATATTTCTATACATTGGTCTAGTTTAGTATTTATTTATTCTGGTGTTATGGGAGCTTCTCCACATCCAACTAAGCCTATTAATGATAATCCTATTAATATAGCAACTAATAATTTTTTCATGATATATCTCCTTTAGAATTTTAGGGATTAATATTACAATATATTCTAAAGGATGGGATTTATTGAATTAGGGGATATGGAAATAACTTTAGAATGGATTGAATTTTTATTAAAGTACGGTAAGTAAATTTTTAGAACTTAGATTAATTCTAAGGTCTTTTTTCAACAAATATAAGATTACTGCAAAAATGAAAGAATTAAATTAAAAATCACTTTGGATTGAAAAAAAGAAAGGTGACTTATATTATTGCCCTAAATGCAGAGAGTATTTAGAAAAAGATAAATTTCATAATAGCAAAGCTTCTAAATATGGGATAACTAGTTATTGCAAATCATGCGATAAGATAAAAAGACGTATAGAGTTTGAAAAAAGAGCTTTAGCTGAGGTGTTAGGAGTTTAAAGAACGAAAGAAGAAGTAAATAGAGATAAGTTTAAAAAATGCAACAAATGTGGTGAAACTAAATCTATAGAATAATTCAATTGGGCTAGAAAAAACAAACAGCTTCAAAGTCAATGTAAAAAATGTCATAGTGAAAGTATTATAAAATCAACTTTAAATAGAATAGAGAAGCGTTGTTATTAGCGTAAATAAAGCATATGATGAAAAATATTCTGATAAATGAAATAAAAAAATCTAATGGAATAGAGGATCTAAGTGTTGAAGATTTGGATGATTTATTTGATATAGAAGCATTTAAATTTTAATTATAAATAATAGAGAGTATATCTATGGGTATGCTCTTTTCTTATGCCTAAAAATAAATTCATTGTAATAAAACTAGACACTTCGGAAATCATAATTAAGCTTTCATATAAGTACAATAGTATTGAACTATATATAACACATGTTGTAGCTATATTTTATGATGTTAAAGTTTTAGCAAATAAACAAAATAATAAACAATATGCATTGTTAAAAACATGGATATCGTTATAAACTTTACATAATATACATAACTTGTTAATATTAAATTGAGATTTTAATATAACGGGGAGAATTAAATGAAAACAAACGCTATTAACTTATTTAACTTTGTGCTTTTTATATCTTTTTCATGTATTTTTATAAAGAATTGGTTTATTTATAAGAGATCATTTTCTAATGAATCCTATTATATTAATCCAAGCAGAAAAAAAGATATACAAAAGCTTACATTATTTAAATTTTTATCTGTAATTATACAGTTAACAGTAGTTGCAACTTTACAATTAATATTATTTTTTTATACAAACAAAATTAATTTTTTTAATATAGCAGCTTTATATTTTTTAATATATGCTTTTAATTTATCTATCTCTATAAATAACGATTATATTTATAGAAATTTTAAATTAATAAAAAAGTCTGATATAGATTATTTTAATTTAGATTACAAAAATAATATTGTAAAGATATATTTAAAAGGTAAAAAGAAACCAATTATAATAGCATTTAAAAAAGATTTATCTAATTTTGCAAAGCTTTTAAATAAATTAGGATATAAAGAACTTTTGACTAGGAAAAATTTTTAATACTACTTTATAATAAAAGTTTCAGTGTTATTAACTTTAAATAAAGAAAATATATTATTTTAATTACAAGAAACAGTTAAAAACCAGTTGATTTCCATAAAAATAGTTTACATAATATACATAATTTGTTAATATTAAATTATAAAGTATTATGGGAGGGATTATTTATGGATAAAAAATTTCGGTCAATAACAACAAATGGTAAAAGTTTAATTTTTTATAAAAAGACTTGAATGTTACGGCTAAATTAAAATTTTAAAAAAGTGCTACTTTAAAACTAAATTTCTTAAGTATTATTTATTGAGTATTATTTATTGAGTATTATTTATTGAGTATTATTAATAAGAAAGCCCTATGCAAAATTTAAAAAGTATAGGCTTAGATTATTCAAGACGGCGAGATATGGTAATTGATGAATTAAAGGATTAATGCAATAGAAATCATCAAAATACTAAATTTAAAAGAGGTGTTGAGTAATGGATTTAAACAAATTAAAACAAAATAATATAAGAGAGATGGAAGTAGAAGAATGTAAAAAGGAAATAGATAGAACAGTTAGAGAGTTACTATCTATTAAAGAAAAGTTTTATAATGCACAAAACAAAGTAATTGCAAATGAAAATAGAAAGATTGATGAATTTTTAACTGAAGAATTAGGATTTGTAAAAGATATTAAAGAAAATTTTGTTGATTACAGATTAGAAAATGAAGAAGTAGGAAAAATAAGAATTGAAGTTTGTAACAATTATCTTAAAATACAGGGTAAAGAGTACAGATTTTGGTTGGATACAGACTTTAATTTATGCAAGTTAAATTGGGCTATTAAAGAAGATTTTGGTTATGAGCATTTAGATAGAGGATATAAAATTCAAGGTAGAGAGAATTGGAATAAAGAATTAAAAGAATTAATGAAGGTTAAAAAAGTTTATGAGGACACTGATTTTGAACTTATGAAACTAGAAGGAGATATCTTTTATTTTGTTATAGAAGATAAAGAAAATTATAGAAAAATAAAATCAAAATCCTTAGTAGACTTTATAAAAGAACAGTTAGAAGAACTTTAATTATATAGTAATTTAAAGAGTATCCAAGGGTGGATACTCTTTTTTATATTTAAAAAGAGCAATATTAAATGTTATAATATTTCTATGTAAACAGTATACGGGGGTAAGAGGTAATGGGGTTATTTAGTAAAAATAAAGAAAGAAAAGGTTATACTTCTATTGATTCCTATTTAAAAGAAAATAACTTAGATAATGATATTAAATCTGTGACAAATGTTAATATATTTTTTATGGATGGCGAAGAGGAGGATTTTTATTTAGAAGATCATATGCTTTTAAAATTTAAAAACTTCATAGAAAATCCAGAGAAAGATTTTTTAATATTGAAATATTATTCTTCATTGTATAGTGATGGTTTTAGCCTTGAAGAAATTACTTTAATGAGACATGGAATATGTAGATTTAGAATTGATAGTGAAAAGGAAAATATACTTGTATCAGATTCATAA